CTACCCGATTCCGAAGGCCGCTTTGAACGCGCCGGCGATTTCAGGATGCAGGGACTCGTTGATGCCGTTGTCGTCGAACGGCAATCCCATTGCGGCGAGATCGTGTTTGAGCTGGACGGTCTCCTCCGCCGGCGACACGCGCGGCGGCACGGCGCGTCCCAGCGGCGTGAGCCACGCATTCAACGTGTGACCGCCGTCCACGAGCAGGTCAAGCCCCGTGACGTAATTCGCCGCATCCGACGCGAGGAACACGACTGGGCCATACACATCCTCGGGACGTTGAACATACCCGAGCGGCGTCAACTCACGGATACGCGCACGGACCTCCAGCGGTGTCGAGGCATGCATCGGCGACAGGATGTAGCTCGGGCTGATGCAGTTGACGTTGATGTTGTACGTCCCCCATTCCGCAGCGAGCATCCGCGTCATCTCGACCACCCCCCCCTTGGATGCGTTGTACGACGCGTTGCAGTTGCAGATCCGCGCGGACATGGAGGCCGTATTGATAATCTTCCCTTGCACCGGCGACTGCTTCAGGAACTGCTTCGCCTCAGCCTGCGCGCACAGATACATCCCGGTCAGGTTGACGCCGATGACCTTGTTCCAGTCCTGGAGCGAAAAATCCACGTCACCGCCCAGGATACCGATCCCGGCGTTGTTGACACCGATGTCGAGCCGCCCGAATTTTTGGGCGACAGCCTCGACCATCGCCTCGACCTCTTCCTTTTTCGTCACATCGCAACGGACGAACAACGCATCCCTGCCGTAGGACTGAATTTCCTTGGCGGTCGTTGGCCCCGTCTTGTCATCCACGTCAACGATCGCGACATCCGCCCCTGCCTTTGCGAGCGCGACGGCGTAACCCCGCCCGATCCCGACCGCCGCGCCCGTGACGAGCGCCTTCTTGCCGCTTAAGTCAAACATCTTCATCATCTGATAACTCCCGATTTTAAAAAAAGAACCATATCACGAACGGCAGTGAAAGTCGAGCGAAACCTTTTTCGCGCTTTCAAAACCATGCCGGGGGGGGGTGGTATTGTATGCGGCGTACGGGTCAATGGCGTTGCCGTTGGCTTGTATGGGTCAGCGGTTATGGCTGTTGTCCTTCAAAACGCGCGTCAACCGCCTTCCGGCTGTGCCCGTGCCCTCGACAAGACGGTAACCCAATAAAACCCCAGCTGTAACTCAACCGCCTTTCGGCTGTGCTTACACCTTTTTTGTTTGTGTCAAAAAGTAAGGGGGCGCTGTAACTCAACCGCCTTTCGGCTGTGCTTACACCTGTCAGGCGTAGGTTATACGCATACGGGCGGCTGTAACTCAACCGCCTTTCGGCTGTGCTTACACCCTTCCGCTGGTTCAAAGTGACGGTCTCCGGGTGTGACTCAACCGCCTTTCGGCTGTGCTTACACCGACATCCGAGGAATCCCGAACGCGTGGTTGGGTGTGACTCAACCGCCTTTCGGCTGTGCTTACACCACGAAATGGCGGCGATCCATGAGGCGGACCAGTGTGACTCAACCGCCTTTCGGCTGTACTTACACCTACGCCCGCCGCGTCCTGCTCCGCGACCCGAGTGTGACTCAACCGCCTTTCGGCTGTACTTACACCCTGAACGGATGTCCTGAACCCCCTTGATGCGGGTGTGACTCAACCGCTTTTCAGCTGTAAAACATCATCATACCACACCCGCCGCCGGAAGGCAAGCCCCGAAACGCCCCGAAACGCCGCTCGCGAAACGCCGCTTAAACGGGGGCGCTTAAACGGGGGCGCGGGGCTTCCGTTTTAGCCCGGTAAAAAGGTTGTCGGCCTGTACGGAAAGTAAGGGGAGTAAAAACCCTAATTCGGGCCCTGTCGAAGCGGAAGCGGAACACTTGGCAGGAGGCCGGCCGAACATCCAATAAGCCGGGCTACTTCTCTATTGTAGTTTTTTGTCCTCCTGCCGCCATCTGGTTGGCGGATCTTTTTACGGTTGTGATGTTAGGAAGGGTCTCGTCATCATCGGGACAAGATGGGTATGCAGTTAAAGTTACACAGAGGTACACGGAGGACCGCAGAGTCGCACAGAGCATGCATATAGTGAAATCACTTTTAAAGCATACCGTAACAACATCCCGTTAGGGATGTTTCTTTCGGTAGAAGAGAACGCAAAAAAATCATGGCATCCCATCGGGATGCCTCTTTTAGGTGCATCCCGTGCCCCATCGGTCGCACCTGTGTCCTGAACGATTCGAAGTGAAAAAGTGGGAAAAGGGCGGAAAACGTTTGAATATTAGGGACTTATGGTGACAAAGGGCGGATTTCCGTACCTGAGAAAAAAGACCGCCTGAAGGCGCGGTATATCAAACAGTTGAGAAAAAAAACCGCCCCGCAAGTATCATGCAGGACGGTTTCTTTGTTTCTGCAAACGCGGGCCCGCCTAAAGGGTCCGGCGCATTGCCGCGCTCTCGTCACGATGCCTCCTGCGCCGCCTTTCTGATCAGGCGGCGGCGGTGGGTGTCGAGCATCTTGAAGACGTCGGCGAGCCGGTCCTCGGGGATGTCCTCCCAGGACTCGGGCAGGCGGAGGTGCTTGAATATACCGCGCGCGTATGCCCACGGCTTCGCCTCGCCCGTAATCTCGCCGATCCGGCGGAGCTGCTCGCCGATGAGGTGCCGCCACCTGTTCGCCACGTCCATGCTCCATTTGGCGACGGCGGCGTAGTCGTCGGCGATGATGGCGGTCTCGAGCATGAGCCTGCCGAAGTCCGCGCCGGGCTTGACGGCGTTGATGCTGTCGGTGTAGCCGGTGTGCCGGCGTATCCAGGCGTGGCGGGCGGACTCGTCGTCCGCCGCGCCAACCAAGACGCGTATCTCGCGCTTCGCCTTGCCCCACAGCTTGAAGAACGCGACGCGCTGGTTTTTGGTTGCCATTGTCAGCCTCCTCCCTTCGCGGCATCATTCCACTTCCCGGCGGCCTCGCCCCCGGTCTTGCCGTAGCCGGCCGTAAGTTTCTCATGGGGGGATCGGACTGTCCCCGAGCAGTACGAATACCACCTGCTTAATTTTCCGCTGTATCCCTTTACGGAGCATGAGGCCTTAACGAAAACGGGCCCGTTGCCGCAAGCGGGGCATTTATAAACTTTCATTGCCCCTCCTTTGTGACCTCCGTGCCTTCGTGTGTGCTTTCCACCCAGCAGTCGGCGATGTCGAGCCGTACCGCCTTCATGTCCTGCTGGCGGCTCCCGCGCCGCTCGACGCGGATGTAGCACTTGCCTTTCTCGGGGGCCATGGACTCGACGAGGAGCGCCTTCGCCTCCGCCCAGTCCTTGTGCGTGATGTTCATCTTGAGCAGGTTCGCGACGCGCCCCATCGAGAGCGACCCGGACCGCGTGACCTCGAACGCCTGCTTGATGATCTCGAAGAGCGCCCTGCCGTCGTCGCCGCCGACCTTCTCGACCAGCCCACGCGCATAGACGTACATCTTTTCGCGCGCCTGGACCACGCGGTCGTCGAGCCTGATCTCGTAGCGCTGGTTGACGCTGACGCAGATGTTGCCGTCGAAGCTGGACACCTGCATATTGCCTTTCTCGGAGGGGTTCATCTCCGCGTCGCCGCGCGCCTTCGCGATTGCCGCGATGTCCGCCAGCGTCTCGGCGTGGACTTTCTCCAGCACCGCCCTTGCTGCCTCCCAGCGCTTGTGGATACGCCGCACCATTTTATCCCGCACCCTGTCGTACGGCTTCACGTAGCCCAGCGGAACATCCTGCCCGAGCGCGTCCCTCATGGTTTTCTCTTGCCTGCTCATTTGCATCCTCCTTACTTTCCTGCCCTCGACAACTGCCTCACGCCCTCGTAGGCGTCCGCGAAATGCCCCCAGCCGAGCTTCTCCTTGCGCGAGACGCTCACGCCGTGGGCGTACTGCAGGAACTTGATGTACTTGCCGATCCCGGACTCCTTGAGCATCGCCTGGATGATGCCCAGCGTCGCCTCGTCCGGCGCGGGCAGGTCGAACGACGCGGCGATCCTGGCGATGTCCGACTTCGGCGGCGCGTCCGGCAGCTGCAGCTCCAGCATCCCCCTGAGGCGGAACTGCTTGAACACCGTGTTCAGGCGGCCGCGCTCGAACTCGTCGCGGAACACCTCTGTGCCGCAGAGGACGATCCCGCACTTGGTGCGGTCGTACACCTCGCGCAGGAACTCCATCACCTTCTTGGCGGTGATGTCCGTCGCGGTGATGATGGCGAGGTGGACCTCGTCCACGATGAGCAGGTTCCGCTTGTCGAGCACGTTCATGATGCGCTGGCGCATGACGTCGTGCTGCTGGCGGTGCGAGATGTAGCAGGCCTCGGCGAGTATCTTGACGAAGTAGGTGAACGTCGGCGCCGCCGGCATCCGCAGGTAGCGGGTCTGGCCGTGGTTGTTGCGCCGCGTGTACTCCTCCAGGGCCTCGGTCTTGCCGATCTGGCTGGCGCCGTAGATGAACGCGGGCAGGGCGTCGTAGAAGGCGGAGTCGCAGATCGCGCTGACCTTCCGCCACGTTGACGTCTCGATGTAGCCGATGTCCTTGCGCTTCGCCCGCTCGACGGCGACCTTGCGGAAGCGCAGGACGGCCTCGATGACCTTGTCCGGGCTCGCGCCGTAGGTGCCGTTGAACAGGCGGTGCACGGTCGAGGAGTTGTAGCCGATGGCCTCGCCCGCCTCGGCGAGCGACCACTTGTGGTCCTTCGCGTAGCTGTAGAACCACCAGACGGCGGCCTCGTCCGCCTCGCTTATCTTGCCCGCCTCGCGCAGTTTCGCCAGCTCGATCTTCACCGTGTCGCCGGGGATCGGGATGCGCGCCCTGTTCGCGTTCTGGATCATGTCGTCTTCGCAGCCCCCTTTTGAAAGGGGGTGGCTTGTGTCCAAGCCGGGGGTTTGCTCATTCATGTCTGTCTTCCTTTTCTTAGTGTGCCTCTCTGACGGCCTCGGGGATGCCCTCATCCTCCTCGGCCCAGAAATTCTCATCGCCCCCTTTTGAAAGGGGGTGGCTTGTGTCCAAGCCGTGGGTTTGCCTCGCCTCCCTCAGCACGTCCGCGTTGTGCCCGATCATCGCCAGCCGCTGCTCCGCCTCTGCCTGGCGCCGCCCACGGATGGGCAGGAGCTTCTGCGCCAAGTCATGGTTCTGCGCCCCCGCCGCGCGCACGATCGCGTCGCGGTCGTAGCGCGGCGCGCGCCTGTACTGCTGGCACACGCCGACGACGTTGCCGCTCGCCTTGTCCACGATCACGCCCTGATGGTGGAACGGCGTGGTGAAAAGCATATATCTGCACCCCGGCACAAGGGCTTGCATGAACCCCGCGCGGCTCTTGCACTGCGCATGAAAGATGACCTTGTCCGGGCCGTGGTAGAACTGGTCCGTGAACTCGAACGTGCCGTTGTCCCTGACCGTGACCTCCCGCGCGTCGGAGGGGTCGAGCATGAGCGGCAGCTCGTGCATCGGGACGCGGATCAGGTCGCGCCTGCCCGCGTCCCACGCCTCGCGGCGCGACATCTGCCTGTTCAGGATGCACTCGGGGTTGTTGCGCAGGTACTGGATGATCGCCGCGCGCCTCTCCTCAGGCTCGTCGTCAAGCCGCGACACCGGCACCCACTCCTGCGCCGCGTCCAGGCGGAACAGCGTCACGCGCTTCTCCCCGAACCCTTCCATCCGGTGGTCGGCCCTGTCCATCAGGGCCTCGCACAAAAGGGCGAAGTTCCGCGCAAACGCGCCGTAGTCCATGAGCCTGTGGACAATGCGGTCCAGCGCGTCCGGGGGGAGCGTCTCGCAGGCCCTCAGCAGCGCCGCCTCGTATCTGACCAGCGCGGCGTGCGACTCCGGACGGTGATCCGCGTCCTGCCCCACCTGCCCCGGCAGCATCGCCAGCGCCGAATGCAGGTTGCGGTGGGCCTGCTCGCAGTACGCCTTCAGGCGGGGGTTGCCGCCGCCGTTCCCCTTGAACACCCCCGCGTGGATTGCCTCCGAAAGGAAGCCCGAGCGCTCGAAGCGTATCATCTCCCCGTATCTCGGGATGGACCTGTAGCGCAGCTCCAGACCCTCGCGCACCGCCGTCGTCCCGTGCTCCACCACGTGGACGACGCCGCCCGGGTGGAAGCCCACGTCCGTGTGGAAGTGCGCCAGCAAAAACCTGAACTCACGCTCCTTGAGACTATTCCGCCTGGACTTCTCGACTTCTCCATTTCTTGGCTTTTTGACTTCTTCCGGATACTGCGGCCTCAGCGTGTGCCCCACCATCATGCCGCTCGCCACGTCATACCCTACGAACGCCTGCGGCCGCGCGATGACGCCCTGCCCCGGCATCACCACCTCGACGTCCAGGTGCACGTCGTCCCACTCGACGTACTGCCCGCACGCCAGCCCCGCGCGCGTCCGCAGCACGGGCAGGATGTGCGCGTGCGCCGCCTTGCGCCCCAGCCGCTCCGCCGCGAGGTTGAACCCGTAGGCCGGGTCCCGCCTGTAGAGCCGCTGCAGGCCCGCGTACCGCGCGCACCTCGGGATGAACGACGCCGGGCAATGCGCCGGGGGGGGCGCGCCGTGCTCCGCCCGCCACCACCCGTGCCACGTCCCGACCCCGCACTCCATCTCCGCCCCGGAGTGGAACGCCTCGAGCATCTTCCGCCACGCCCCCCGGTTGCTCCTGTTGTGACGCCCGCACCACGCCTTGTAGCACTCCAGCCACGGGTTCTCCCGCCCCGGCCTGCGCGCCTTGCGCAGATCCGCAAGCCCGTCCTCCCCATGCTCCAGCCAGCTGTAGTAGAGCCGCTTCAACGTCCCGAACGCAACCCTGTGCGGGTTCGCCCTCGCGATCGCCCGCATCCGCGCCACCTTGCCGCGCCCCGCGCCCCGTATCTCCCGGCACGCCGCCTCCAGCCACGCCGCCCGCGCCCGCGCCCCCGTGTCGTCCAGCAACGGCAACGCCACCGCCGCCGTGCCCCCGTCCATCTTCTCCATCATAAGAAAAACTCCGTTTTTTTTTGAGTTTTTAGTTTACAGTTTTTAGTTTTTAGTTGATGCGCTTCGAGGCATTGCTCTAAAAACTAAAAACTAAAAACTGTAAACTAACCACTAACCGCTACTTCCTCTTCCCCTGCGCCGCGCGGAGACCGTCCCTCGCGATCGCCAGGACCTCCACGCCCCTTGCCAGCATATCCTCGTCCAGCAGCAGGTGCGTCTGCATCTCCACCAGCGCCTTGATGTCCGCCAGCGCCCTCGTCCAGTCCCGCCTCGCGCGCTCCACCGCATACTCATGCTTCTCGATCTCGGTCAGCCTGATCCCGCTGCGCCTGTCCCCCCCCCTCGGCTTCGGCTCCCTGTGCCCGAACTCGAACTCCAGCTGCCGCGCGCTCTTCCCCTCAAGGAACAGCGCGACCTCCCGCCGGACCTTCGCCAGCCTCTTGTCCCCGGCAACCTCCGCGTCCTCCGCGGCCCCCTTCCCGAAGGGGGCGCCACCCAAGCCCCCTTCTGAAAGGGGGAGACCGGTATCCCGGCCGGGGGTGTTCCCTCCTGCGGAGGGCGCATACAGTTCCAAGCCGTAGGGTTGCGGCAGGGCAAGCGCCAGCGGCACTTCCGCAGGCACCTTGCAATGCTCCAGCACGCCCTCCGCAAGCCGCTTGAACTTCATTGCCCACCCGTAGTCAACCTCCGGGCAATGCTCCGAAAGCCACTCCTTGACGCCAGTCCCGCCCCTCCTGTCCCCACCGTGGGCGAAGAAACTTGAAAATTTGTCGCGACAAATTATCAAGCTGTCCTGAAGGTCCAGGAGCATCGCGCCGAAGCGGATACCCTCCAGAAGCCCGCTCACCGCCCGCCTGTACTGCTCCGACACCGCCTGCGCCGTGTGCGCGCCGTCGTGCCGCGTGAAAAGCTGCCCCTGCGCCGCCACCGCCCCCTTTTGAAAGGGGGTGCCGCCCAAGCCCCCTTTTGAAAGGGGGTGGCCGGTATCCCGGCCGGGGGTGTTCCCTCCTGCGGAGGGCGCATACAGCCCTGTCATCGAATGCAACGAATCCGCGTGAATGCCTTTATTCGTTTCATTCGTTTTGTTCGATGACAGATAATCCTCCGCCACCGCCCCGTCAATCCCCTTGATGTCCGCCCACGCCCGCTCCATCGCCTCGTGCGTGTCGAAGCGCTGGTGCCTCTTCCAGCCGCTCGTGCCCTCAAGCCTGCGCTTGATCATGAGCTGGTGCGTGTCAACCCTGTAGTGGTTATCGTCAATCCTGACGTCCGGCTCATTGCACAGCCGCCTGAACGCCTCGTTTTCCAGATAGTCCATGCTCATTTCCCCTCCGCTTCCCATTCCGGCGTACACCACGGCGTGTGGCTCCCGTCCAGCACCTGCCCGCACATCTCGCACACCGGGTCCGGGTAGCACGGCTCCGGCTCCCCCTCGGTGAGCGCCAGTATCACGAGCGCCGCCAGCATCACCACGGCGAACAGCCACGCCGGGCACCCGCCCGTGTCCGTGCAGCAGTCCACCCGTCCATCCGTCCTTGTGTCCTTCTGTCCTTCCGTCATAAAAAAGCCTCCGATTTTTTCAATTAGGAATTTCGACTGCCATCGACCGCCATCGACGGCCATCGAAATTCCTAATTCCTCATTCCTCATTCCTAAGTATAACTTCCCCCGCCATCCTCTCCGCCGCCGGGCACCTGCCCGGCTCCAGCCTTGCCCCCGCGTCCTCGGCGAGCGGGCAGAACGGCGCCCGCCGCGTATCGCTGTCGAACGGCGGGCGCGGAATCATCCGGTGCGCCGCCTCGCAGAACAGCGGCCAGCGCGAATCAAACGCCACCCGCGTCCCGAACGCGCACCCCGCGCACGAGCCCGGCAGCGACCTCACGCGCAGGCTCTCCGGCACCCGCCAGTTCTCATCCGCCTCGAACTGCAGCCAGCAGACCGTCGCGAACGCCAGCCAGCATCCCCGCGCCGAGCGCACCGCCGCCGCCATCGGGTTCGGCCGCGCCCGCGTCCGCCCGTAGCCCGGCTTCGCCACGAACATCATCTCCCCCGGACTACTCATCTTCAGTACCCCCGCTCGATCCTGTCCGCCAGCGCCTCCGCCGAGGCGCGCGTCACGCGCCAGTACGGCCGCATCGGCGACCCCTTGCCGGACACCCTGCCCGCGTTGATGTCCGCCGCCACGAGCCGCCCCTCCTCGATCCACTGGTGGACGCTCGTCGCGCTCACGTTGAACGCCCCCGCCACGTCCGGCACCGCGAACCACTCCGCGGCCCCCAGCCGTTTCCTCACCAGCGCCGCGAACCCCGGCCCTGCGCCCTGCGCGAAGATGTCTGCCTGTGCCATAAAAAAAACTCCGTTTTTTTTTGAGTTTTGAGTTTTTAGTTTATAGTTTTTAGTTGATGCGCTTCGAGGCATTGCTCTAAAAACTAAAAACTAAAAACTGTAAACTAACCACTAACCGCTACTCACTGTACCCCTCACCACCCGATGATTTGCCCGTCGAAGATGCCGTGAAGGAAACACCCCTTCCCGTCCAGGAACCGGACCATCTCCGGGGCCGACCCGAACCCGTTCATCCTCGCAAGCTCACCGAGCTCACCGGCCCCGATGCCGTTCCCGCAGATCCTCGCGACCACGCCGACGCACTCGCCGTTGACCTGTGCCATCATCCACAGGTCCCGCGCCTCGACCACCGTCACCTGCTGGATCGTGTCGTCGCCCACGGTCAGCCTCAGCACGTCCCCGGGCTCGACGAGGCCGCCCCGGCATATCGTCATGCGCTTCGTCCCTTCCCTGACCTTTTCCGCGAGAACGCCGTCGAGCCTGCACAGCCATGTCACCCGCCCGCCGACCCGCTTCATCGCGCCACCTCCCTCACGCTCACCAGCCTGCTGCCGTGGCGGTGGCAGGCCTCGAACGCCGCCACCGCGTCCTTCTCGCTTTCCGCCCAGACGGTCTCGCCGCGCGTCCCGCTCGGCATTCCCTGCATCAGCGTGAATATGCCGTCGCCCTCGACGTGCTCCCATGTGATTTTATATGCCTTCATGTCCTGTCTTCCTTTCCTAATTCCTAATTCCTAATTCCTGACTGTAAATCCGTCCTCCTACCCCAGCGCCTTGACCAGCTCTTCGCCAATCAACACAATCATTAATAATAAGCCCACGAACAAAAAGACACACAACATGCACGCAGTCAAACAAATAACCCAATTCATGAATTTTTCCATCTCCTGTCTTCCTTTCCTAATTCCTAATTCCTAATTCCTAATTTCTAATTCCTGATTAAAATCCGTCCTCCTACCCCTGCGCCTTGACCAGCGCGTTGTACCGCGCCGTCAGGCTCTTGCTCTGCCTGCGCCCCGTCAGCACCATCCACAGGTGCGGCCGCGTGCACCCCAGCGCCGCCGCGTGCGCCGTGATCCCGCGGTACACCGCCCTCCACTTCCTTTTTCCCCTCTTCGCCTTCGCCTTTCCAGCACTCATACTTTCTCCTTTCATTCCTCAACCGTTTCGTGTTACAATCAAACCATTTCGCGTAACGTGAGGAGCATATTAAACAAAAAGGAGTAGTGGTGTCAAATCAAAAAAGAGTAAAAGTCTCAACAATTTTTTCGTCTCGAATTAATGAGTTAATCAAAGACGAGTCAGTTAGTGCATTTGCTAGACGTGTCGGGCTTCGTCAGGCGACTGTTGATAGATATGTCAGAGACGTTCACTCTCCTAACGCAGACGCTCTATTAGCGATTGCTACTCATTGCGGAGTAACCACAGATTGGCTACTCGGATTAAGTGATTCACCAAACAGAGTAGGTGATGACGGTGATTTGTTGAAACGGTGTCAAGGCGCAGAGCAGAAACTCGCACGTGTAAATAAGGCTCTTGGTTTCATCCTCAAGGGGACTAATGAGCTTCAAGCAATCGTTGAGGGCAATAGAGGAGGCGAAAGAAATGAAAGATGACATTGTTGTGAAATGGTCAAATGATTTGATTCATAGACTAAAAAGAGGTGCATCCATCCCTAGTAAAATGAGATGCCTTTCTTGTAAGAATTTTATCGGAGTTACAAGAGGTCTAACTCAATGTCTCAAAGAGAAAAATTGCCCGTGGTGCGGGAAGCAATTGGCTGATGTTGACAGGGTTACTGAAGTTTAAGAAGGTTGGAGGGTGTGTTATGAACGAAAAAATGTCACTTGCACCATGTATAAACGCATATACAGAATGGCTTAAGCATTATACGTTCCAGATGCTCTATCAAAAAGCGATGGATTCAAACGGGTTTGCCCATGAATCACTTGTGTTAGAGGGTGAAAAATATGTGTCGATGACAGTAATATGTATAGTTGCGCCTAAGAACCAGTTGACCGATCTTATCATGGAAATGGTTATCCCAAGTGATGAACGTAATTTCTGCTGGAAAAAGGATTCTTTAGCTGAAGCAGTATTAAAATCATTTGAAGCAAAAAGGCTCATTTATACAAGGATTGAAGAAGATGATACAGATGATACGTCTGCTGTAATATTTGCGTCCCATTCACGGGAACTGTCGCAGAGGTTGCTATCATTGTGCTGGTGTCTGAGTACTTCAAGAAATTATTTGTCAGGACATCCTGTTAGATTTTGATATTCGTGAGGCGTTCTCTCTTTCTCACACAAAGGCACGAAGGACACGAAGGATTTTCTGCCCCCCTTGCAAGCCTCTTGCAGGGGGCTTTTTTGTTTCCTATCCGCAGTCTTTCCCCTAACGTTTTCATAAAAATCCTAGCAACTTCTTGTTGACTCTCTAACAAAAGTGCGTTCTCAATTCTCAATTGTCAATTGTCAATTGTCAATTGCCCCCGCCCCCGGCTCCGCCGGGGGCGGGGAGGGCACCCCCATCCTGCCGTCCTGAAAATCAGCGGGTCAAGCCAAAACGAGCGGTAATTCCCGTTCGTGCAAAACGAGCCGGACTTGCGGGAATTGCCGGAATTGCACAACGGGCACGCCGGGCGGTTGCGCTTTGCCCCCGCCGTGCTACTATACGGCGCATGAAGGCAAAGCATAAGTCAGATGTCAGATGTCAGAGGTCAGAGGCCAGAAGTAATAGGTCAGAAGTAATAGGTAATAAGTGCAGTGCTTCGCAAGCTAGGCGCTTATCACCTATCACCTATTACCTATCACCTATTACCTCCGCACTCCGCATTGGACGCCCGGCCGCGCGGACACCACACACCCGCGCGCGTCCACATCCGCCCCCGTCTTCCTGCGGGTGCGCCGGGACCTTTTTAATTAGGAATGAGGAATTAGAAATGAGGAGTTAGGCGTTATGGACACGGACCTGATGACAAACGGCGGGATGTTCCTGACGGGCGCGATGCTGACGCAGATCATCAACGCGGCGGTCGGCTGGGTGAAGGCGCGCAACCAGAAGACGGAGGCGACGATCGCGGGCCAGCCCGTCTCCGTCACGCTCGCGCCGGAGGCGGCCACAAAGGCGGACATCGACGGGCTCTCCAGGAAGCTCGACGCGATGGACGGGAGGCTCACCCGGGAGATCGAGCTGTGCGCCAAGCGCAGCGAGTGCGCCATCCGCTGCAAGGCCGCGGACGACTGCATCAAGGACATCTACGAGAAGGTCAACGGCGTCCGCGACCAGGGCTCGGAGATGCGCGGGCTCATCACCTCGATGGGCAAGCAGGTGGACAGCATGGACAAGAAGCTGGACATCATCATGACGAAAGGGGGCGCACGATGAGCAAGCCCATGGACCCGCAGACGGCCGCCGTCTGCAAGCAGGCGCTGGCCGCGCTGGCGCGGGTCGCGCCCGACGGCATGGCGAAGGACTCGCTGATGGACGTCGCGCAGAGCGCGGTCGGGCGGCCCCTGACGACCGCCGAGCGCGAGCGCGTCTTCTTCACCCTCCGCGACCGCGGGTGGGTCATGAAGCGCACCAACAGCTACACCGGGATGGAGACGTGGGGCATCACGCCCGACGGGAGCGACGCGATGGAGGCGATATGAGGGGTTCAGGGTTAGGGGTTAAGGGGTTCAGGGGTTCAGGCTCGACAGCCCTCGATGGCAATCGACAGCCCTCGACGGCAATCGAATCCTTAACCCCTAATCCCCTTAACCCCTTAACCCCTGAACCCCTTAACCCCTTAACCCCTAATCCCTCGAACCCCCCGCCCCCGTCAAGGGCGAAGGCGCGGTGCGACGCGTGGGACGCCCGTCTGACGGACGCCCAGCGGTGGCAGGTGTACGACCTGTTCCGGCGGTCGCCGTGGTATTCGGTCGCCAAGTTCGTGGAGGAGGAGCACAAGGTCCCGCAGCCGTCGCGGACATCGCTCTACAACTGGGCGGGGCGGATGCGCGGCATGGAGTCCGCGCACAAGGTCGAGCAGGCCATCATCGCCAAGGAGGAGATCGGCACGCTCGCCGCCACCGTCTCCACCGACCGGCTCCTGATCGACGCGTACAAGTCCCTCGCCGCCGACCTCGCGCTCCAGGGCGACGCCCGGACCGCCGTCCGCTACACGCAGATGGCGATGGACATCGCCGCCGGGCAGTCCAAGGCGAAAGAGCTGGAGCTCAAGGCCCGCGCCCAGGAGACGAAAGACGAGCAACTGAAGCTGGCGCGCGAGAAGTTCGAGGCCGCGGAGCGGAGGCTCGCCGAGGCCAAGCAGATCGTCGCCAACGAGACGCTGACCGACGAGGAGCGCACCGCGAAGATGAAGGAGATTTTCGGGCTATGAAGCGAAGTGGAATGCTCACACAAAGGCACAAAGGACACAAAGGGGGATATAAAAAATCCTTCGTGTCCTTCGTACCTTCGTGTGAGGAAAAAGGGAGGAAGCCATGAGCGCGGTTAGCCCGTTAGACCTGATGCTGCCGTTTCAGCGGAACGTGTACGACGACCCCGCGCGGTTCGCCGTGTGGCTGGCGTCGCGCCAGATCGGCAAGAGCTTCACGGGCGCGGCAAGGTGCGTCAGAAAAGCGATGATCCAGCCCAAGACGGATGTGCTGATCGTGTCGCCCTCCGAGCGGCAGAGCTACGAGGCGGTGCTGAAGTGCCGCGACTGGTGCGAGGCGTTCGCGTTCGCCATCGCCGAGCAGCTCGACGAGCGCGACGCGCCCGGCGCGCTGATGAGGTCCGCCACCATCGTGTTCGCGAACAAGTCCCGAATCATCGCCGTGCCGAGCAATCCGGACACCGTGCGCGGGTTCTCGGCGCACGTGTGGATGGACGAGTTCGCGTTCTTCGAGGACCCGGACGCGACGTGGCGGGCGATCTTCCCGTCCGTCTCGAATCCGCTGCGGGGGCTGAAGGAGATGTTCATCTCCTCGACCGCCAACGGCAAGGGCGGGCGCGGCGCGAGGTTTTACAAACTGTGCAATGATGCCAAGTCTTGGAGTGTCCACAAGACAACAATCCTCGACGCGGCGCCCGCGCTCGGCACGAACGTCAACGCGCTGCGCGAGGCGATTGACGACGAGACCGCATGGGCGCAGGAGTACATGTGCGAGTTCCTGGACTCGTCCAACTGCCTCCTGCCCTACGACATCATCGCGCTGGCGGAGAGCGCGTCCGCGAGCACGTTCGCCGACCCCGCGATCTTCGCCCCGGAGTCGTGCGCGGCGCTTTACCTCGGCATTGACTTCGGGCGCAGCAACGACCCGACCGTGTGCTGGACACTGGAGAAGGTCGGGGACGTTTACTGGACGCGCGAGGTACTGGTACTTCGCGACATGCCCACCCCTGACCAGGAGGCGGTGCTGATACCGCGTATCCGCGCCTCACGGCGCGCGTGCCTGGACTATACGGGTCCCGGCATCGGCTTCGGCGACCACGTCGAGAAGGCCGTCGGCGCGTATGACCCCGCCAAACACCGGTTCGGCAAGGCCGAGCTCTGCACATTCACCACGCAATTCAAGCGCGACATCTTCCCCAAGCTGCGCCGCGCGTTCGAGGCACCCGTCAAGGTGCGCGTACCCGTGGACGTCGAGGTGCGCGAGGACCTGCACGAGATGCAGCAGATCGTCAAGAACGGCGAGTACAGCTACGAGGCGCGCCGCACGAAGGAAGGCCACAGCGACCGCTGCACCGCGCTCGCGCTGGCATTGCGGGCTGTCGGATCGGGCGGCGGCCCGGCGTTCAAGCCCGTGGCATTCGAGAGGAGGAGCAGCCTGTGAGCAAGCATCCGAGACCGGACCCCCGGAAGAACAAACCCCCGGCGGAATTTCCCCATCCTTCGGAGGGGCGCATATACCGCCCCCCCCTTTCAAAAGGGGGCGGCGCCGCCCCGTTCGCGCTCGAGCGCGGGCCCGGCCGCGCCTACCGGAACGCCGCCGCGTGGATCGAGGCGACGAACCCGCTGCGCAACCTGACCCTGCGCGAGGCCCAGGCGATCTACGACGCCGCCCGCCTCGGCAACACCGTGCGCCTCCAGTGGCTCTACAACGAGATCGAGGCCGCGGACCCCACGCTCTTCATCTGCACCGAGCGGCGCGGGGGGGCGATGGCGGACCTGGACTGGACCGTCCGCGTGAAGTCCGGCAAGGCCTCCCGGCTGAACGGGCTGGAGGGGCTGGCGCGCGAGCAGGAGGACTTCCTGCTGGGCGTGTTCGGGGACCTCGAGGACGCGAACCTCTGGGAGGCGGTCGAGCGGCTGGCGACGGCGTTCTTCCGGGGCTTCGCCCACACGGCGCCGGTGTGGGCCGACGGCGGGCGCGGCGTGGACCGCTTCGAGCTTTTCGACAGCTGGAACTTCGTGCGCGACCCCCGCACGGGGCAGTGGTACTGGAACCCGGAGGCGGACGGCGTGCTGACGCAGTTCGCCACGGGGCGCGTGGTGCCGGTCGGGCCGGGCGAGCTCTGCTCGCTGGTGCGCGCGAGGCACGTCAACTACCCCGCGCTGGGCATCTACGTGCGCGCGGCGCTGGGGGAGAAAAAGTGGGGCATGTTCGTGGAGCGCTACGGCATCCCGCCCGTCATCATCATCATGCCGCCGGAGACGGACCCGTCCCGGCAGCGCGAGTGGATGGCCGCGGCGGAGAAGGTGGCGGACGGCGGCAGCGGCGCGCTGCCCGCCGGGTCGGACGTGAAGTACGCGGACGCCGCGCGGGCCCAGAGCCCGTTCGCGCAGTTCATCCAGCACCAGCAGGAGCTGGTCGTGCTGATGGCGACGGGGGGGGTGTTCACCAGCCTCTCCGGGCCCACGGGCATCGGGCAGGGCGCCAGCGGCGTCCACGCCGACACGTGGAAGAGCATCGTCCGCCGCGACGCGGCCGTCATCGCCTCGGCGATCAACCGGCAGGTCACGGACCGGCTGCTCGACGCCGCGTTCCCCGGCCGCCCCCACCTCGCGGCGTTCGACTTCGAGACCGAGAGCCAGCCCACCGCCGACGAGGTCTTCGCCACCGCCGGCAAGGCCGCCGCCGCCGGGCTGGCCGTCGACCCCGCCGAGGTGAGCGAGCGCAGCGGCTGGACGGTGAGAAGCACAGAAGTTGAAAAGTTGAAAAGTACAGAAGTAGAGAAGTTAAAAAGTTTAGAAGTTGGAACTTCTCAACTTCTCAATTCCTCAACTTCTCAACTTTTAGATTCCTCAACTTCTCGACTTTTAGATTCCTCAACTTCTCGACTTTTAGATTCCTCAACTTCTCGACTTTTAGATTCCTCAACTTCTCGACTTTTAGATTCCTCAACTTCTCAACTTCTCAATTCCTCAACTTCTCGACTTTTAGATTCCTCAACTTCTCGACTTTTAGATTCCTCAACTTCTCGACTTTTAGATTCCTCAACTTCTCAACTTCTCAATTCCTCAACTTCTCGACTCCTCAATTCCTCAACTTCTCGACTTCTCAACCGCGACCCCGTTGCAAAACGGCGAGAACCCGTTGCAAAACGCCCGGAGGGGGGCGGGGCGGGCAAGGACACCCCCCGCGGCGCGGACGCGGCACAGGCCGCCATGGCCGCCTTAAGCGAGGACATGGCCCCGTGGCGCGAGAAGGCGAAAGAGCTGATGGAAAAGATGAGGGAAGTTGAGAAGTTAAAAAGTACAGAAGTTGAGAAGTCGAAAAGTACAGAAGTTGAGAAGTTGAAAAGTACAGAAGTAGAGAAGTTGAAAAGTTTAGAAGTTGGAACTTCTCAACTTCTCAATTCCTCAACTTCTCAACTTCTCAACGCCTTGGCGGAGGAGCTGGACGGCGCAATCACGGCGGCCGCCAAGAAGCCGACCGCGCTGGAGAAGGTCTTTGAGGAGGATGCCGCGCGGGCGTATGCCGGCGCGGCCGCGCCGGAGGAAACGCCGCCCGTGATGAACGGGAACCCGAACCGCGAGGCGGACGGGACGTTCGCCGAGGGCGGCGGCGACCGGACAGGGGGGGGGCGCCCGCGCGAGCATGAGACCAAGGGCTCAAGCGACGGCCACGGCACGGCGGACGAGGGGAGGCTGGCGGCGGACCCGGGGCTGAACCAGAAGCGCGGGGCATCCGTCGCGACGGGCATCCTCTCCGCCGGGAAAGGCGCGGAGCCGAAGGCGATGTACCGCCGGGACACGGGATGGATCGGGATGGACTACGGCGCGCCAGGCAACCCCGCAAACGAACACAAAGGCGGCCACGGGCTGAGCCACATCCAAGCCAAGCACGGCAAGGACGCTGTCCGCGGGCTGCCAGGCGTCCTGCAGCAGGGCGAGGCCTACAAACACGACAAGGACCGCGGCAAGCTCTACCTGATTCACGGCGACAAGGCCGCGGTCCTGACCAAGAAACGTGACGGGCGGTTGCTGATTACCAGTTACGGGTCTATCACCGAGGGCGAGTTTAAACGGTACAAAAGTGGAGGGAAGTATCATGCGCGTGGTGAAAACTAAAATGGCGCCTTGGAGAGACTCCAGAGCGCCTAAAGGCAGGTTGATGGGGCTGACCCTCGTCGGCTTTCGCCAGTCCAGATTCCCACCTACACATCCCCGCAACACGTATTGGTTAGGAGCAGGGGGTTTCCCGCCAGTGATTTTGAGAGTAGCACAACCCGTTGGAGGAAGTCAACCATGAACGAGACGAAAATGACGAGAGTGCCGGAGAGCGGCGTGCTGAGGGTGCAGATCGCGCCGTTCGGCCGCTACCCGAACGTCCGCGAGGGCGCGGGCGGCAAGCCCGAGAACGTCGTGCAGGTGTGCGACCGCGCCGCGTTCGAGGCCGTCGCGCGCAACTCGGCGGCGGAGGTGCTGGTGGACTTCGACCACGCCGCCGAGGAGGGCGGCAGCACGCGCGCGGCCGCATGGTGCGGCAACCTCGCGGTCGAGGCGGGCGGGCTCTACGGGGACTTCCGCTTCACGCCAGAGGGCGCGGCGGCGGTGAACGGGCGCGGCTACCGCTTCGTCTCGCCAGGGTGGACGCTCGACAAGGACGGGAGGCCCGACCGCCTCGTCAGCGTCGCGCTCATCAACAAGCCCAATCTGCCGGTGGCCCCGGTGTTGAACAGATCGCCGGGGGCGGCCACGCCCCCGGGCCAAAATGGAGGTCCAATTATGGACTACACGAAGATAGCGCTTGCGCTGGGGCTGCCGGAGACGGCGGCGGAGGAGGACATCCTCGCCGCGATCGCCAGCCTCACCGAAGGCATGGCGGCCCTGCAGGACGAGGCCGCCGGGAGGGAGGCGGAGGAGATCGCCAACCGCGCCGGCGGCGCGATCAAGAACCGCGAGGCGTTCAAGGCGCTCTACGTCAAGAACCGCGAGGCCGCCAAGGCGCTCGTGGCGCAGCTTGACCTGGACGCGCCGAAGCAGACGCCGTTCTGGAACCGGCGGCCCGCGCCGGCCGCCGCGCCCGCGCCGGTGCTGAACCGCGCGCAGGAGTACGACGCCCTGCCCCCGGGCAAGGCGAAACGCGAGTTCCTCAGGAACCACGCGGCGGAGATCAACCGCATCCGCACCGAGGAGAAAAAGTAAAGGAAACGTTATGAATACTGTGCAGACAGACCTGAACACGGCGGCGCAGGTGTACACCAGCCGCTTCATCGAGTGCATCGAGCTGGAGCTCGAGCGCATCGGCAGCTTCTCGCTGGACTTCTCCAGCGAATTCATCAACCATTCCGGCGAGACCGTCGTGGTGCCGCTGGTGAAGGCCGACGAAGCGGAGGAGTGGGACGACGCCGCCAACAACTACATCCGCCCCGTCGCGACGCTGAAGGACACGAAGGTGACCATCAGCCAGCGGCCGATCGCGGGCTTCGCGGTCAGCCCCGTGCAGGTCGCCACCTTCCAGCCGACGTACTGGGAGGGCAAGGCGCGGCTGAACGCGCGCTCGGTGGGCCTGAAGATCGTCAACGCGATGTTCGGGCTGGTCACCGCGGCGAACTTCCCGGAGGAGGAGGTCGTCACGCTGGCGGCGTTCAACAAGGGGAAGGTCGGGGCGCTGCGCGCGCTCGTGACGCGCAACGGCATGGCGCCGGGCGACTGCGTGGTGGTGCTGAACCCCGCGTACTTCACCGCGCTGCTGGTGGACCTGGACGCGAGCGTGTACGGCGGGCGCGAGGCAATCCTCAGCGGGCACCTGCCCGGGCTGTTCGGCTTCCGCGACTTCGTGGAGGCGCCGAACCTGACGATCCCCGGCTTCATCGCCTACCCGTCCGCGCTGGCCGGCGCGAGCCGCCTCCTGCGGCCCCTGCGCACGGACATCTACGACGTGTTCGAGACGAGCCAGGACGGCTCGACGGGCTTCGCGTTCAACACCGTCGTCGCGACGGAGATCGCGACCGGCAAGACCTCGATGTCCGTCGAGAGCAACTTCGGCGTCGCCGTCGGCGACCCGGGCGAGGACGGGCGGCAGACGCTGGTCCGCCTCGTCGAGACCGCAACCCCGGAACCGTAGGAGTTAGGAATGAGGAAGTAGGAGTTAGGAGTTACTGGTTTCGACAGCCATCGACAACTGGAAACTGGAAACTGGAAACTTCTTTCATTCCTAATTTCTAATTCCTAATTCCTAATTAAAAAAAACGGAGTTTTTTTCATGTGGCGGGAACTGACACCTGACGACCTGCTGAAGCGCGTGGCGGGGGCGGAGCACGAGGCGCTGGCGCGCGCGGCGACGTCCGCCGCGCAGGGCGACGTGCTGGCGGAGATCGCCGCCGCCGTCGCCGGGGAGTGGCGCGGCGCGCTCGCGCGGGTGGCCGCGCTGGACGTGCGCCCCCTCGCGCTGCCTTCGGAGATCGAGGTCCACGTCCTCGCCGACTTCCGCTACCGCGCCTACACGCGGCTTCCGGGCATGGAGTCCCTCCTCGACGCGCTGCGCGTGGAGGAGTGGCGGCGGGCGAACCACGTCCGCGACAACCTCGGCCGGCTGGTGATCGAGCCGCCGGACGAGGAGTTTCTCCCGGACCCCGCGCCGGACATCGGCGTGCCGCAGGTCACCGTCCCGCCAAGGGTACTCGACTGAAGAAATAATTAGGAGTTAGGAGTTAGGAATGAGGAGAAGTTTCCGGTTTCCAGTTTCGACAGCCATCGATTGCCATCGGCGGCTATCGATTGCCATCGAAACTCCTACTTCCTAACTCCTCACTCCTAACTAAAAAAAAACGGAGTTTTTTTTATGAAGTCACCCGCACAGATCATCATGGACAAAGCCATCCTGCCCACGCACCTCTCCTCGCGGGAGGCGCGCGGGCGGATTTCCGCAGACATCCGCCGCACGTCCATCTTCAGCGCGCGGACGGCGGAGGCGGCGTACCTGAAGGAGATGCGGGACGTGTGCGCGGACGCGGCGGCGGGGAGGATCAGCGACGAGACCGCGCGGGACCGGCTCCGGGCGTGGCTTGACGCGTCGGGGTACGTGCCGGAGAGCCCCGGCTCGCTCACCGACCTCGGCAGCCGCACGCGCCTCCAGCTCATCCTCGACACCCAGCGCACCATGGCGGAGTCGGTCGCGAGCGTCAACGCGCAGACGGCGGGGACGCTCGAGGCCTACCCCGCGTGGGAGCTGGTGCGCGTCGGCAGCGCGAAGGCGCCGCGGCAGGACTGGGCCGAGCGCTGGGCGGCGGCGGGCGACGCCTGCGGCTGGGAGGGCGCGTCGCGCGCGCAGATGGCGGCGCGGAAGGACTCCCCCGTCTGGCAGGCGCTCGGCGACGGCGCCGGCGGGTTCGGCGACACCCTCGGCAACCCCTACCCGCCGTTCGCGTTCGGCTCGACCCTCGAGTGGGTGCCCGTTGACCGCGAGGAGGCGGGGGACCTCGGCATCACCGGGACGCCCCTGCCCGGGGAGCAGTCGCTCTCGCCGGATGAGGACGAGATCGCGCGGGCGCTCCGGGATTTCGGCCCGGAGTTCACCGAGAACCTGTTAATGGAGTTAGGAATTAGGAGTTAGGAGTTAGGAAGTAGGAGTTAGGAGTTATTGGTTTCGATGGCAGTCGATTGCCGTCGGGGGGTGTCGAAACTCCTACTTCCTACTTCCTAACTCCTAACTCAAAAAAATCGGAGTTTTTTTATGCAGATTAACACGACACCGAGCACCCCGCGCCTGGACGCGCTGATGGCGGTGCTGTCCCGCAGCGCGCGGGCGCGGCTCTTCCGGGCCGCGGCGAACGGCGTGCGCAAGCTGGTCACGGCGCACCTGCGCCTGACCGCGCGCACGCACCACAAGACCGCGCAGCGGCTCGGCGCGGAGCCGACCGGGCACCTGCGGGAGGCGGAGAAGTCCGTGGCCGTCGGGTCGCGGGGGTTCGACGCCCACGTGGTGATCCGCTCGCCGGGGTTCAGGCGCGTGTTCGGCGCGTTCACGGTCCGCCCCGTCATCGCCAAGGCGCTGACGATCCCCGTCCACGCGATCTCATACGGCAAGCGCGTCGCCCAGCTCAGGGCTGAGGGGCGCGTCATCTTCCGCCCGAAGGGCGCGGACTACCTCGCCTACTCGCCGGGGCCGGGCCAGGTGGTGCCGCTCTACATCCTCGCGAAGTCGGTGCTGATCCCGCAGGACAGGAGCCTCCTGCCCACCGACGCGGCGATGGGCGGCGCGGCGAAGGAGGGCATCCTCGGCGTGATCCGGAGGGCACTGGAGAAAAAAGGAGATTGACATGGCTTTTGAAACCATCCATCAGGAGGTCTGCAACATCCTTGCAAGGGACGAGTTCCTCGCCGTCGCCGGCGTGGAGATCCACTGCGAGGACAAGGGCGACATCGACGACACCGTCAAGGGCGCCCTGGCGCGGCTGGGCATCGTCGCGGTCGTGGCGGTGCCGTCCGCGCGGGCCGAGAGCAGCGACAGCCGCAACGTCACCGCGCGCGCGGACATCGCCGTGCAGGTTTCGGAGCGCCCGCTGATGAACCGGGGGCGCGCGAACATGCGCACCGCCGGCGAGGCGGCGCGGCACATCGCCGTCGCGCTCAACCTCGCCCGTCTGCCGGACGGCGAGACCGTCGTGTTCAAGGACATCTCCAGCGCGGTGCTGGAGAAAGGCGCGCTCATCTACAACATCAGCTTTGAGGCGCTCACGACGCTTTTCGCGCCGCCGCCGAAAAAAGTGGAGAATGGTTAGTTCCCAGTTTTCGATGGCAGTCGAATGCAGTCGATGGCTGTCGAGCGCTGGAAAGGAGAAACCGGAAACTAAAAACTCAAAAAAAGGAGAAGACCGAATGGAACGGAAGAACATCCTGACAGGGCCGGGGGCCCTGAGTTACGGCGGCGTGGTGATCCACGACGCGGACGGCATCACCGTCAACATCGACAGCGCCACGCAGGACATCCCCTCCAGCGTGAGCGGCAAGCTCGACACCATCAAGACCGACCAGCGGGGCGTCGTGACGCTCACGCCGGGCGGCGTCATCAGCCAGCCGATACTGGACATCCTCTACCCGCACCAGGCGCCGGCGATCGGCTCGCGCGTCTGCGGCGCGGCCGACACGCCGCTGACCGTCCACGGCACGGACGGCAAGAAGGTGACGCTGCTCAATGCCGCGCTCACGAAAATCCCGGACCTGCGTCTGAGCGCGGTCAAGACCGCGTTCGGGCAGGCGGAGTTCACCGCGCTCGTCGCGGACAACAAGAGGCCGGACGCGCCGGACGCGTTCTGCAAGGTCGCGGAGGAGGCGTATGCCGCCGGGTACCCCGACCCCAACGCCATCACCGGCACCGCGTACACCGCCGCGTTCGGCAGCCTGACGCTGCCCGACACCGTTGACGGCTGGACCGTCACCTTCGAGCTGGGCCTCGAGCCGCTCCCGGCCGACGACGTCGGGACCGTGGACCTGCTGCTGACGGACGTGACCGTCCGCGCGTCCTGCACGCCGCTGGGCAAGGGGCTCGGCGAGATACTCGCCGCGCTCCCCGTGTCGAAGGGGCGCGGCGCGTCCACGCGCACGGGCGGCGACCTCGTGATCACGGGCCAGGGCGGGGGGCTGGAGGTCACGCTCCACAACGCCGCGCTCGTCACCGGGCCGCTGCAGTGGGGCAGCACCCAGCTCCGCTTCGGCCAGCTCGGGTTCGTCGCGCACCGGCGCGTGAGCGACGGGAGGCTGTATTCGGTGGAGTTAGGAGTTAGTAATTAGGAGTGAGGAATTTCGATGGCAATCGATAGCCGCCGATGGCTGTCGATGGCAGTCGACAACTGGAAACTAGAAACTGGAAACTGGAAACTAAAAGGAATTTATGAAAAACCTATTACTTATTACCTGTTACCTATTACTTTTGGCGGCCACCGCCGCCGCGCAGATACCGCTGCGCTGGGAGACGGACGTGGCGCGGCCCGCGCCGGCGCAGTTCACGCGCTACGACGGGGACGCGATCACGTTCGAGCCGGCGTGGCTCGCCTACGGCGCGCCGCTGGCGACCAACGGGATGACGTTCACGCTCTACTGGCAGACGAACGGCATGGGTGCCGTCTGGTTCACGAACACGGCCGGCAACGCCTTCCAGTGGCTGCCGGAGTATTACACGGGGGCGCCGCAATACACCTTCTTCATCGGCGCGGACGGGCATAACTATCAGGCGAACGGGGTGCTGCGGGTACTGCCCTCGCCGGGGCGGAAACCGAACACCCTTACGCCGCCGATCCCGTACCTGGACTTCCTCGCGACGCCCTGCCTCAACGCGCCGTGGCTCCTGCCGGGCGCGCTGGGGGGGTATGCGACCGAGGAGCACGTGGCAGGGGCGGTGGCCGCCGCCGTGCGGAAGGGCGAGGCCAACGGCGTCGGCGACGCGTTCGAGCTCTGGGGGCGCGGGTTCACACACAAACGGCACCGCTTCCTCGTGGGCGAGGAGATCAACGCGCAGGCGGCCAAGGGCACGACCGTCCTGCTGGACGGCGCGGCTGGCGCGGTCGTGCTGGCGGACTATTCGCCGGAAGCGCCGGTGATGTCGGAGCTGACCGTCGCGCCGGACGGGACGTTCGCCCTGCAGTGGGGCGAGGCCCCCAAGGCGGTGTTCGCGCTGCCGCGGGACGGCGCGGGCGGCACGCTCGCGACCGAGGGGCACGTCGCCGCCGCCGCCGCGGGCAAGGTCTCCAGCGCGACCGTCGCCGCGATCTGGACCGGCACGCAGGGGGAGTACGACGCGATCGCCGTCCCGGACCCGCAGACGCTGTACATCATTTTGGAGGACGGGCCGTGAGGAATCAGGAGTTAGGAGTGAGGAGTGAGGAGTCAGGAGTCTCGATGGCCGCCGATGGCCGCCGGATGCGGCGGAGGGCGTTCATCGCCGGGGGGGCGTGCGCGGCGGCGGGGGCCGCCGCCGCCGGGATGCCGGGCGTGGCGCGGATGATCGCGGGGGGGCGCGACGCGAAAGCGGCGCGCCTCGGCGGGGAGGAGGTCTGGCCGGGCGCCTTCCACCCGCTGGACCTGGACCCGCTCGCGTGGTGGGCGTTTGACGGGGACCTGACGGACAGGAGCGGTAATGGTTTTCACCTGACGCAGGCGGGGACGCCGACATTCTCCAGCGACGGCGTGAACGGCAAGTGCGCAGATGCAAACACTATTATGGTGACAACCGCCCCGCACATGAACTTGCTCGCCGAAACTGTCAATTCGGATGAAAGAGAAACGTCTTTTTGCTGGTGGTCGAGGAGAGGGGAATCTGGCGTTGCCGGGTCGTACGCCGAACTGTTAGTATACGGAGGAGGCCTTACACCTGTTGGCGGTCTTTCTCTTCGTTACGGAATATTTGTTGATTCGTCTAATTCATCGGTGGCTAACGGGGCGTACGGATGGAACACGGGGGTCGTGGAGACAACCTCGCCCAATTTTTTATCCAATTACGCAAAGGACGACCAAGTGAACGTTTGGACACATAAAGCGTTGACGGTCGGCGAGGTTGTCGGTTCGGATAGAGTCATCAAGCTTTATGTCAACGGCGTGTTATCTGACGCAGGTGTTGTCAGTGATTCGTTTGTGCCTACTATTGTGCCAATGTATTTTAGAAATCCGTGGCGCGACTGGTGCGACTTGATGATTTTCAAGAAGGCTCTTACAGAGGAAGAGGTGGCTAAACTCTTTAATTGGAGAAAATGATTTCTGGAGGAGTTAGGAATTAGGAATCTCGATGGCATCCGATGGCGATCGATGGCAGTCGGGCAAAAGGAAGGGACAGATGAAGAAGGAGACAGGGAATGAATGAGCGAAAACCGGGATGGAAGACGACAGAATTTTGGCTGTCGCTTCTGGCAGCGGTCATAGGGCTGGTTTCGATGTCCGGGGCCATCCCGGCGGGGACTGGGCTGGAGCAGGTCGTCGGGCAGGTTATCACCATACTGTCGGTCATGGGCTATACGGTGAGCAGGACGGTCGTGAAGGTGAACGATGAGGATTGAATTCTGCAACGGCAGGGCAAGGCCCTGCGGACATCTGGCAGTGGACGGCGCGGTGCCGTTCTGCAAGGCTTTCCGCAAGCGGATTGCGGATGTGAAGAGGTGCGGGCCTAAGCTGATTAAGCTCGCGCTAAAACGGAATAAACTCAGTGACAAACTGAAGGGGAAGTGACTAGTAACTAGTAGCTAGTAACTAGTTACTAGCTACTCAAAAGAAAGGAGAACAGGAATGAAAAAGGCAATGGTAATGATGATGCTGGCGGCCGCGGCTTTGGCGGGCTGCCAGAGCGCGGACCCGGCGAGCCGCTCGAACAGGACGGCGTACCGGGACATCTATGTGTCGGACTCAAGCAACGTGACGCTGAAGGTCGGTGACGGGCTCTACGCCAGCGCGGACGGCGGCGGCGACTCGCAGCGCAACACGCCGACGCAGACCACGGACGTGAAGCCCGAGGTCGCTGCGGCGTGGGGCGGCGCCAGCGCCGGCACGGGCGGGGCGAGGCCCACGGCCGGGCTGACGGCGGCGGCGCTCGCCGCCTGGGACAAGCTCACCGGCGGCGGCAAGCTGACCGTCGGCGAGGCTCAGGCCATCAGGGACTGCGTTGACGGGAACTGCGAGTGAGGGGGGACAATTAGGGATGCAGATCAAGCTCAACGGGGCGATTCTCTGCGCCGGCGGCGCCGCCGGCGCGGAGGGCGACCCGGTCGGCCCGGAAGGGATCAACATTCGCCTCACGCCCGGCACGGAGGATTACGAGTACCTCAATGCGGACGGCATCGAGGCGGAGCACGTGGGGTGCGACAGCTGCGCCGTGTCGTTCGGCGTGACGCGCACCTACGGCACCGTCGCCCAGGCGCAAACCGTCGCCATCGGCATGAAGGCGGCCGCGCCGCGCCAGGGCGCGCTGGAGATAGACGGCGCCGCGCTGCTCGCGAAGGCCACCCTGCGCGATCTCGACATCCGCCAGATCGGCTGCTCGCTGGTCATGAGGTACAGCGTGGAGGGGTTTTAAGAAGTTGAGAAGTTGAGGAGTTGAGAAGTAGGAAGAAGTTTTTAGTTATCGATCCGGATCGAGTTGAATCGGGAAGAGTCGAGCCGAATCGAAACTAAAAACTAAAAAAAACGGAGTTTTTTTTATGAGGGGCGACTGGGCAGTGTCATCAACAAGCGGTGTTTTCAGCGTGACGGCGGGGAGCCTGAGGCTCAACAACCTGGCGGCGGACACGTTCGCGTTCGGGTGCCCGGGCGTCGCGTTCGAGGTGGGCGATCCCGTCCACGTGCGCCACAACGGGCGGCTGGTGTTCAGCGGCAAAATCTATGCGCGGGAGCGCGAGGACTCGCGCGGGACAACGGTGAGCCGCCCCTACACCGCGCGCGGTCCGTGGCAGACGCTCGACGACCTCATCTACCGCCAGCAGTGGATGGCGCTCGGCGCGTCCGGGCCGGCGGCGCAGTATTTCTCGCGGGTCATCCTGAACCAGGGGCAGAGCGGCTCGCCGATGACGCTGAAGGACCAGGTCCTCGACATCCTCGCGCCGGCGGCCGCGACGGGCGCGCTCGCCGTCGGCGCGGTCAGCGTGCCGGAAATCTGTCTGCCGGCGGATGAGCAGCGCAGCGTCACGCTCGCCCAGGCGCTGATGCGCTGCCTGCGCCTGTTCCCCGCCGTCGCCACGTGGTTCGACTACTCCGGCCCCGTCCCCGTCCTGAACGTCGGCGCGGGCGCGGAGGCGGCATGGATGGACGACCCGGGGCTGCGCCGGACGCTGCTCTCCGAGTCGCGCAGCGGCTCGCCGCCGGACGGCGTGGTGCTGGAGATCGAGACGACCGGGGATTTCAACGGCAACGCCTACCGCAAGGTGGACGTGCAGACGGCGGGGGACACCGCCGACGGCAAGAGGGTTCTCTACATCCCGCTCGACCTGAGCGGCGCGGGCGGCTCCGTCACCTCCGCCAGCCTGAAGGTGGAGACGGAGGACATCCCGCAGGACTGGCAGACGAACAAGGCGTGGTGGAAAGAGAAGCACCCGCGTCTCGAGAACGTGGACGAGCATTACCTGGAGCTGAAGGACGCGTCGCGCTCCGGCGACCTGCCGCGCATCACCTCCGTGCCGATGAAGGACATCGGGGCTGCCGGGCTCCGCGCCGAGATGGACACCTTCCGCGTCAAGGCGAAAATCCCCACGCTCGGCAAAAACAACGAGGAGATCGACGTGGAGGAGGACGTGCTGCTGACCATGGACTTCATCACCACCAGCGCGCAGACGCGCAGGTACTCGTGGGTGGAGAGCAGCTCCGCGACCTCCGGGGAGTGGGTGCCGGACGGCCTCGCGGAGGCGATCCTCGCGCAGCACGCGCACGACGGCGAGGCGCTCGGCGTCACCGCGCGGCCGCCGCTCACCGCGTGGCCCGTGCCGGGGCAGACGCGCGGCGGCCTCATCTGCCAGGAGGTCGGCCATGACCTCGCCGCCGACCTGATGGAGGTGACTTTCGGGCCGCCCGCCCAGCTCTCCGCCCAGGACCTCGCCGGGCTCATGACCGGATGGCGCAACCAGCGCCGCGCCACCTCCTCGAACGCCCGCGCCACGGGCGAGCCGAAGGACGACGCCAAGGTTGACCACACCGCCGTCGCGCCCGTGAAGACGACCGAGTTCTCGCCGGGCAAGAAAACCAAGATCGGCGCGGAGCAGGCCGGGCAGACGAACGACCCGGCGACGGCGGTCGTTGACCCCTCCAGGCTGCCGGAGGATAACAACAAGGCGGAGCTGCGGGAGGTCGAGTACGTCTCGGACGTGGATGCGGACGGCAACCCAGTAAAAAGAAGGGCGTATTTCCTCGTCAACGAGCCGAGGGACGCGGACGCGGCGGGCCCGGATGATCAGGATCGCGAGTGCGCCCACGACGGCGCGCCGGACGGCACGCCCTACGGCGACGGCGGCGGGCACGACGGCGACCACCCGGGCGCGGACACGCCGGGCGGCGGCCATGAGGGGGGCGGGCACCCGGGCAAGACCGGGCCGTGCTGGTAGGCCGGAAGGAGTGAGGAGTGAGGAGTTAGGAGTGAGGAGTGAGGAATTAGGAGTGAGGAATTTCGACGGCCATCGACGGCCATCGACAACTGGAAACTGGAAACTGGAAACTCAAAAGGAAAAGGAGAAAATCATGTCAAGCACACTCAGCAATCTTCCGTACGCGCGGTTCATCCGCCAGGCGAGGTCGGAGCGCTACGCGCTCGTCTCGACGCAGGCGGCGCTGGACCAGTCGCTCGCGCGGCTGCGCGCCGCGCCGTGGGTCAAGGCCCGCCCCGGGCTGTCCGTCACCATGCCGCCGAGCAACCCGGCGCAGACCGAGAGCAGCGACGCGTACGACGCGTACAAGTTCAGCGGCGACTGCCCGCCCGCCTCGGGCGGCCAGGCGTCGTTCGCCGGGATGGCGGCGTACCGCTTCACCATACCCGCGTCCGCGATCGCCGCCGGCGCAAATCTGGAGTCCGTCGGCATCATGGCGTACGCCAGCAAGTTCCTGTCGCACGGCCTGCGCGTGGCGGCGTTCATGAGCGCGGAGGCGTACCCGGACGCGTTCGGCTGGGACGTGCTGCGCGGGGACGCGCCGGGCGCGGCGCGGCTGGAGGGCTTCCTCGCGGACCCGGCGGCGGGCACGTCCGCCGCGCGCAACAAGGACGCGGTCGCGGAGATCAGCCTCGGCCAGCCGTGCCAGCAGTACCTGTGGGTGGTCGTGCAGATCGAGGACTGGCCGGAGATCAAGTGGGAGTATTGGGTCGAGGGCGCGGGGTTCCTCAACGCGGGCGCGATGTCCGCGACGTTCGACGCGAACGGGATCACGCACGATGCGCCTGGCGGAACGTTCGAGTTCCCCGCCGGGCCGGAGGACTTCGAGGAGCCGTCGCGCGTGCAGACGGTCTATCAGGAGCGCGCGGCCGTGCGGGTGTGGGGCGACGGCGCGGCCGCGCTGCTCCCCGCGCCGGACGTGCCGGACGCGGTTGACGTCTTCTTCGTGGACGGCTTCGCCGTCGCGCTGCTCGCGGACGGGACGCTCCGCGCGTGGGGCCCCGCCGCCGTGTCAAGCGGCGCCGCCGCATGGGCGGCGGGCGTCAGCGGCGCGGTCGCCATCTCCGGCGTCGTCTTGAGCCCCACCGTCGGGGCGCTGCTCGCGGACGGGACGGTCACCGTCCACGGTTTCAGCGGCGGCGCGTTCCTCGGCGCGGTCGCGGGGGTCAGCGGCGCGAAGAGGCTCGCCGTGGGCCCGAACGGCATCATCGTCATCGGCGAGGACGGCGTGGCGACCGTCATTGAGAGTGACGGCTTGAATGATGGCTGGTTCGCGCACGCGCCCATACCGGACGCGGCGGCGGCGGCGTGCGCCGTCGGCGCGGCGTGCGTCGTCAAGACGGACGGGACGGCAGTCGGGTGGGCGCAGTACGACAGTTACGGGGAAGCCTCCGGCGCGGCCGCCCAGTCCGGGCTCGCGGACGCCAGCGGGGGCAACCGCGCGTTCGCCGGGCTCCGGACCGACGGGACGCTGTGCCGGTGGGGCTACAACAACACGGGTGACACCAGCCACGAGGACGCGCGTGACGTGCGCCTCGTGCGCTTCGGGATGTTCTCGGGCATCTACATCCGCAACGACGGGACGGTGGGGATGTTCGGCTCCGACCCTTACGGGATCGGCGCTGGTCTCGGCGCGGCCGCCATGCCCCGCGCGGTCTGTATCGGCGGCGTGAACGTGTCAGACTCGTCCGCCCTCGCCATCGTGACGGAGCGTGCCGCGCCGCAGGCGTGGACGGCGCACGAGGCGTCCGCCCCGGCCGAGGCCGCGCTCACGCTCTGGGACCCGCACGCGACGCGCGACCGGCTCGTGCGCGCCGCCGCGTCCGCGGCCAACGCGCTGGCCTCGTGGCCCGCCGCCTCGGGCGCGTACGGCGCGGAGACGGCCGGCGGCGTCACGCGGCTCACCGCCTCCGCCGCCTGCCTCGCGTTCGACCGCCGCCATACCGACGCGCCCCCCAACCGCCTCCACTACTCGCTTCCCGCGATCGCGGCCCACGACGGGCGCGTGCGCTACATCCGCGTCATCGTGCTGCTCGACAGCGGCGACCCGCCGCGCGACCCGGTCGCCACGCTCAGCGGGTGGAAAGACGTGTGGGCCGGCAAGGTGCCGCAGGGCTATCAACTCGTCGGTTCCGAATATCTGGAGCACGGCGGGTTCGTGAACAGCCGCTTCCTGCCCGTCTCGCCGCTGCCCGTGTCGGGGCATCTGTGGTTCATCGTCATGCCCATGCACATCGAGCTCCCCGGCGCCTCGGAGGCATTCAACGTGGAGGGCGGCGGCTGGGACGCCGCGCATATCTTCCTCTACCGGGATGAGTGAGAAAGGATTCCCCCATGGACAAAGACGAGGTGAAGATACAGATCAAGACCGTGCTCGACTCGCTCGGCGCGGACCAGGCGAAGGCTGTGCTCAAGGAGCTCCAGGCGGAGGCCGAGGGCGCGGGCTCGAAGGGGAAGGCGGGGCTCGACAGGTTCCGCGACAGCACCCGCGGCGTCACCACCGCGATGCGGGCGCTCCGCACGGTGCTGGGCGGGCTGGGAATCATCGCGCTCATCAGCCAGATCGCCCAAATGGCAGGGAAGATACACGATCTGGTCACCGGCACGGACGAGTACGCCAAGGCGGCGAAGAAAGCCGCCGAAGCCGCCGATTTCGAGAAGATGGCCTCCGGCTACGAGAAGGTGAAGACGATCATCACGGAGACGGCCAACGAGCTGAACAGGCTGAACGAGATCGAAGACTTGCGCCTTGATGCCGCCCGGAAGATGGAGGACGCGCAGTTGAAGCTAGCGGAGGAGAGGGAGGTCGAGGCACTCGCCGCCGACGATCCCGACCGTGGCCTGAAGGAGAAAACCATCCGCGAGCGCTATTCCCTGCAGCGTGCGGGGAATGATGGCCTCAGGGCGATGGAGGATTCGGACAACCGCCAGAGGCGGCTCCTCGAGGAGGCTGCCAGAGAGCAGGACGCTGTCAACCGGAGGGATGCCGAGCGCGCCGGCCTCTCACATGAGGCGCGAGTATATGGCTATATGGCCGAAGGTTCCGAAGGCGTGGAAGAGACTTACCGAAAGTATAACAAGAGAAGCCTCGGCCTGTTCTTCGGGGGCTCGCTGAAGGAGACACAGGAGGCATCGAGGGGTTACAGGGAGAAGGAGCAGACACTCAACGCCAAGATTGATGAGATTGACAAGCAGAACGAGGCCAGTAGGCGTAACATTGAGCAACTGACGGAGAAGGCTTCTATTGAGGCGGGGGGCAAGAGGTCAATAGAGATCAGCGATCAGGCGTCGGGCATCGTCTCCGCCCGCAACGTGCGGGTCGCCGACGAGGGCGTCGCCAAGGCGGAGCGCGACCGCGCGGCGGCGAGAGAGGCCGCCGCCGAGAAGGAGAGGATCGAGAAACGGATCGCCGAGCAGCAGGAGCGCGTCCGCCGGTCGCGGCTGACGGAAGAGGAGGCGCGGCTGAACCTTGAGGATTTCGACAAGCGCAACGCCAGGACCACCAACACCAGGCAGCGCGACGCCGCCCGCGCACCGCTGGAGCAGGCGCACAAGGATTCCGCCAGCGCGCGGCAGGCGGCGGAGCGCGAGCTGGCGCAGTACATGGCGGCGAACAAGGAGTACCTGCAGGGCGTCACCGCGCTCGCAAGGGACGGGAAGCGCGAGATCGAGAAACTCAAGTCGCGCCTCGCGGCCGGGAGTTGCGACGCGGCGGGGGACTGAACGAAAAGCCAGAAATATGAAATCAGAACCGTAGTCACGTAGTCTTGTCGTCACGTAGTCCATTCTAAAAACGAACACGAGTACGAACGCCTGATGGGCTTCCCCGACGGCCACACGGCCGTCAGCGGCGCCAACGGCAGACCGCTCGGCGACTACGCGCGGATGTTCATGCTCGGCAACTCATGGCCCGTCAACTGCGCCCGCTTCGTGTGCGAGCGCATAGACAAGTGCATCCGGGGGGAGCTGGCATGGGAAGAGTGACGCCCATCATACGCCGCCCCGGCGGCAAGGGCAGGATGCTCAGGCACCTCCTGCCCGTCATCGACGGCACCCCGCACAAGGTCTACGTCGAGCCTTGCTGCGGCGGCGCCGCCGTGCTGCTCGCCAAACGGCCGAGCTACCACGAGGTGCTCAACGACACGGACGGGGAACTGATAAACCTGTACAAACAGGTCAAATACCATCTCCCCGCCGTCATCCGCGAGACACGCCTCAGCGTGGACAGCCGGCAGCTGTTCGCCGAGTCGAAGGGGCACCCGCACAGGACCGAGATACAGCGCGCGGCCGGCTACCTCTACCGCAACCTGTACTCGTTCGGCGCCGACGCCCACAGCTACGGCGTCAAACGGCTCGGCAGGAACAGCGCGTCCGGGGTGCTGCGCCGCCTCGCCGCGTTCAACAGGCGGCTCGACCGCGTCACCGTCGAGAGCCTCGACTGGGAGCGCTGCGTGCGCCTGTACGACTGCCCCGAGGCCCTGCACTTCATCGACCCGCCCTACACGACCGAAGACGGCCTCGCCGCCTACAAGGGCTGGACGGGCGGCGACGTGGAGCGGCTGCGCGGCGTGCTGGCCGGGCTCAAAGGCACGTGGGTGGTAACCCTGAACGACAGCCCCCCCAACCGCGCCGCGTTCAAGGGGTGCAGGTTCAAGGCCGTCTCCACCCACGCCGCCATGACCAACAAAGACCGCACGGGAAGGAGGTTCGCCGAGATCATCATCACGCCATAAAGAAAGGGGGTTGCAAAGCCCTTGCAACCCCCCTTTCTTCCAAGTCTGTATCAAACATCAGTCATTCTGTATTAAACCACGAGCCGTAATACTTCGAAAGAACCATCCCTAACGGGATATTGTCGCGGTGTGCTTTTAACGTGATTTCGCTCTATATTCAAAATGGCGGAGAGGGAGGGATTCGAACCCCCGGTGCCCGTAAGAGCACACAGCATTTCCAGTGCTGCACCTTCGACCGCTCGGTCACCTCTCCAACGCAAAAAGAAATGAAGTATAGTGGTTCCCAACGCGGAATGCAAGAGAAAACAAAATTGCCGTTTGCAAATTGACGTTTGCCTGGAGAAAAAAGAGTTAGGCTGTTTTCGTGTTCTCGCTGTACATTCCCCGTTTTAATGACTATACTTTTTTTCTTTCAATGAAGGAGGTAAGTTATGGCTGGTATTTTTAAGGCATACGATATCCGCGGCATCGTGGGCAAAGAGTTGACCCAAGCGATGGCGTACAAAATCGGGCGGGCTCTCGTGACGTTTCTCCGACGCAAAGGAGGGCAATGCCGAAATGTGGTCGTTGGGCGTGATGTCCGTATGCACACGGAACCGCTGTTCGCGGCACTCGTCAAGGGGATTAGGGAACAGGGCGCAAACGTGATGGACATCGGGAAAGTCTCTACGCCCATGTCGTATTTCGCAAATGGCGCGCTCAACGTGGATGCGAGCGTCATGATCACGGCGTCGCACAACACCGCCGAATGGAACGGGTTTAAACTCTGCCGGCGAAGCGCAGAGCCGATTAGCGGGAAAACAGGACTCAAGGACATCGAGCGGATTGTCGAGCAAGAGGCGTTTGCACCCACCACCCAGCTTGGAACACTCACCCGAAAGAATGTCCTTGCGGCGTATGCGAAACATGTCGCGAAGTTCACGTGCCCGAAACGTCCGCTCCATATTGCGATTGATTTTGCGAACGGCATGGGCATCTGGGAAGCCCAGGCGCTGAAGGGGCTGATGACGTGGGATGCGCTGTATGGAACGCCGGACGGATGGTTCCCGAATCATGCGGCAGACCCGCTCACCTATACAACGCTGAAGGACGTGCAGACAAAAATCCGCGACAGCAAAGGGCACTATGCGTTTGGCGTGGCGTTCGACGGCGATGCGGATCGTGCGGGTTTTCTGGATGAGAAGGGCCGGATTATCCCCGGTGATTTGATTACCGCACTGATTGCGCAGGATCTGTTGGAGAAACACAAGGGCGCAAAGATTCTCTATGATGTCCGCAGCAGTTGGGCGGTGAAGGAAGCCATTGAAAAGGCTGGCGGAACTGCGATCGCATGTCCTGTGGGGCATTCGGGGATCAAACAGACGATGCGCAAAGAAGATGCGGTTTTCGCAGGTGAGGTGAGCGCGCACTATTATTTCAGGGACAATTACGTTGCCGAAAGTCAGGCGATGGCCATCCTCACCGTTGCGAGCATCGTTGAGAAAAAGGGCAAGCCGCTTTCCGAACTCATCAGGCCGCTACGGAAATATTGTCCCTCAGGTGAAATCAATTCGCACGTCAACGGTGACCCGCAAGATGTCATCAAGAACGTTCTCGACAAAGTGCTCACGAAAGAAAAGGGCGGAAAGGTATCGACTCTCGATGGCGTGAGCGTGGAATTTCAGAACTGGTGGTTTAACGTCCGTTGCTCCAACACGGAACCGATCGTACGCCTGAACCTGGAGGCGAAGAGCAAGGCATTAATGACGGAGAAGAGGGACGAGGTGCTTGCGATCATTCGGGGATAA